TACTATAAAATAATGGAGCTATACTATCATTTATATTTGATAGTTCACCTATAATACCATTTGTTTTTTTACGCCAAATGTCAAAGGTATCACTATTGGTAACACCATTTGTAGAAAATTCTGAAAATTGAATTGAATCCATTATCTTTATTTATTCTCTTTTTTTGACAGCATTGCAGTTATTTCTTCTTTCCACTGCAACAACTCTTCAACTTTTTTTGCCAATTCAGCAATTACCCGCTCTTGGTTTCGTATGTGTTTTTTGCGACTCATTATAGACGTATATGCGGACATATCCGAATTTAAAATGGCGCCTGAAAAGGCATCTCTTTCCAGTGATGGATTGTCTTTTACTTTTATCTTTTTTTGAGTTGCCATATGTTATATTGTTGCTATTGCTCTAAAGTCACGAACAGTTGGAATATCAAAAATATTATTTGAAAGAAGAACAATTTTAACTTGGAATGAAACAAAATCATCATTTGGATCTATTGTATACTCACTTTCATTATATTTTGTAAGGTCACTATTAACTGCTATTGGATTTTTTGGATTTAATTCGAGCCAAGTCAGTTCATCGTCTGGTGTAGTTGTATCAAATCCTAATTTTACATACACCTTTATATTGGTGTCGTCTGTTGGTCTATTTGTAGAAATATAGACATTTAACCAATCTGATGGAGTATTTAATACAACTTTACGTGTAATATATCGAGCAATTGCAGCACCGCTATCTGTAGATTCACCGGTGCTGCTGTTGTTTATGAGATTTGTAACAGTAAGCAATGATGAGCCATCAACGTCAATTATCGGTGAAATTGCCGGATCGACACTAACCATATTTGCTGTTATAATTGCACGAGGTCCATTAGTTTGAGTTTGCCCTACAGACTTTAATATATGTGACTCTGCAGAAGCATAACTACGCGGCAAATATGTATTTGTAGAAGTTTCGATTTCTTCTGGCGCTTCATTTTTAAATGCAATGTCATAGTCTATTTTTGTGCCATTGAAAATTAAACTTGGTTGACGCAAATTAAACATTGACACAGGAACTTCAGCAAGTTTAGCAACAGCTACAGCATCACTAGATGGTGTTTGAGGGTCAAGTGGATTTTTTGTTATAACAACATTAGGAGCTGTGCTATAACCAGATCCGCGATCTAAAATTTTAATTTCGGAAATACTTCCATTTACCGGATTTAGTGTTGCCTCTGCCCGTGTTCCAAAGGTTGAGGGGCTAAATGTTATAATTGGTGGAAGTCCATAACCAAGACCTCCATTTGTAATTGTTATTGTATCAACACCGGTGTGTAAATTTGTTCTAAATTCTATAGCACCAGACGCACTTGTGGCTGACTGTGAATTAAAGAATTGCGCACGATTGATGCGGAATTTTAAGTCTTGTTCCTGTTGTGGCGTCCACGTGTATGCATTTGCACTCGTAAAGAATGTACCAAGATATTCTTGTTTTTCAATACGTTTTCCAGAAATAATATCAGTTTCTCCAAGTATTGCATACCAGCAACGATAGTCTCCATCATTTGATGACACAATTACTGCATATTCTTCATCACTCTTTAAGAAAACAGGATCACTAAATTTAAAATTTGTTGGCAGTGAGCCGTCATCACTAACTTGTACCTGATTTGGACGGCGGAAAACACGAGAATACGGAACTACAGTTCGTGTTGGCGCGCCATTTTGCATCGTTACAATGTATATTTCAACTGGTTGGAAGAGCGCTTTTTGAGAAAAATAGATGTCAACCGAGGTGATAAAGACTCCGGTAGGATAATCATCTGTGCTAATAACAAATGACTGAGCGAGAGGGTCATGATATGCCGTCGTAGTTGTCGTAACACTGCCAGAACGCTCTTCCTCAAGTGGGGTTACAGTAAATTCAGGAGTCTTTGTAGAAAGTATAGTTTCCTGAACAGTTTCAAGTATGCCACTCGCATTATATTTAGAAAGCGCATATGTAGTTTCAGATGAAGCATTTCTAGAGTCATCTGTAAGTTTAAATGTGCGGTCTCCAGTGCGGAAACGCATTGAACTGTTGTTTGGTATAATAAATGAACCATAGAGCTCACCGCCAGAGTCAGTCATGAGTTCGCTGCCATATGGAGTATATCCACTTTCGGGTGATGGCAAATCATTTGCTAAAATGCTATCAAAGCGACGAGTCGCATTATCATTTATTGTAGTAGGCACAATAAATTTTGTGCTGTCATTTCCAATCACTTGATTTGTATATGCAGATATATCTTTACCTTCAAAGAAAGGATAGACTCGTGTGCTCGCTTTTAGGCCAGTTGCATGGAAATAGACAATACGAGAGCGTATAAACGGAATAATTGCGGTGTCAACAACATTTGTTCCAAGACTCTTTGGAACAAATGAGAATCCAAGTGTGGTATTTGTTCCAGTGCGGGACTCTGTATATTCTCGCGTGGTAGTCGTAGTTGTAGGTATACCACGTCCACGAACAAATGTGCCGCGTGTTCGAGTTGTTGACGTACCGCCCCATTCACGTTCCCAGTTGTTCCAGTCGGTGCCAAGAATATCAAGGGAAGGATCCTCAGCAATAAATTTAATTGCGTCAAATGAGCTGTCATCTGTTACGACAAGGTCTGGACGTGTAATTGTATCTTTCCAGTTGTCAGCACGAGGCGCCAAGCGTATATTACCATTAATCTTTGCATAGACATGCGGATGAACACTGATATTTGCCGTTGCTTTCAGATGTGATACAAGCTCAACCTCTTCATAGTTTAGAGTGATGATGCTGTCATGAACACGAATGTTTTCATTGTCTACAAGTTTTGCGGTACTGCCCGTAATAGACGATTGAACACTATCAATTGCAAGATCAATATTATGTGTGTTATAACGAGGTCTTAAAATATTGGCATCTCGGTCAATTGAACAACTATAGTTTTCGTTAAATACATCACCTACACTATGACCAATAAAATTATCTACAAGTATTCCATTTTTAAAGCGTTCTCCAAACTCATCAAATATATTTTTTTCAGATGCAGATCGCTCTAAAAGAGACAGGGAAGTATAATATTCAATGTTGCTGATACGTTTTTCAATTGCTCCGATATCTCTCATTGTATAACGACGATTGTCAATATAGTTTTTGACTATATTAGAAACCGATGGTGTATATGGTGGAACATTCAATGTATATAGAACCATTGAATTTTTTGGAACATTTGGTATAATTGGATCAAATGATGAAACACCATTTATTATGGTAAATTCTCCGTTTGAATTTACTGTTACTGCATCGACTCGTGGTAAATAAAACGTAGTGAGAGCCGTGATTGGAGTATTTGGATCAATTAATTTTTTATTTGTAGTTTGATTGACAAGTGTAGTTAATTTTTCTCCAATGTTATTAACATTGTAAACGACATCCTGTCTAAAATCTATTGCATTTGAAAGGCTTAATCCATTGTATGTAGGTATTTGTTCATATGGTGTGCCAACTACATTTTGAGCCTCTGTATATGAGTCATAGTTATACATTACAAGGTCGCGACTATACACACCACCAACTCGCTCATAATATTCATATTCTATTTCAAAGCCACTGGAGAATACGGGACCAACGTATTGAACTCGCGCATTTGTATAGATGCTATTGCGCTGCCCGTCATCTATAAGTTTAAAAAGAGATGTTATATTTTTATTGTTGCCGTCAGTAGTTTTTACAGAGACTATACGAATTACATCTGGCTTTTTCAGAGTGTATATATCATCGCTATTCCTTCCAGTTAGAGTGTCAGTAGCAATTGTACGACTCTTTTTAACATGTGCTGAGATTTCTGCAGATTGCACAGCTATTTTTGCAATAACAGAATATGGTGAATTTATGGTTGCAGTAAATCCATTTATTGTTAAAGCCTTAGAATCTGGGGATATAGTTATTGATGGTGATATTCTGACCCCATTTACAATTACTGATACCGAACTTGTGTCAGTAAATATCTGATTGCTGCCAGCATTAACCGTAATTGTGTTTGCAGTTGTTAAATTTCCACTGGATTGATATTGAGCATAAAATGTAATATCAGACATTTCACGCGATTGCTCATATGGCAATTGAAATAGTGCAGTGTCTAGAGTACTTTCTAATAGTGTGCTGCTCTTTACTTTATCAACTTTAAAACCAAAATTGTTTGCATAAATTTGGTCAATATTGTCAAATCTGCGAGCTGCCCATCCAGTTCCAGTTCCACTAAACTTTACATCATAGATATAGCACCGAAATTGAGACCCGCCACTAATTGGTTCAAATGCCTTTATTTTACATGTTCCAATTATTACAACACTTGCGCTTGTTGTTGGAGGAGCATTACTGAGTATTGCTCCATTATTTTCATATGCATACAAATTGTATGTATTTGTTACAGAAGAAATAGTTGGAAATGTGGAAGCGGTGCCATCGAGTGTTTGAATGTCTCCAATAAGATAACTACCAATATTTGCGCTTACACTTGTAAATACATCTGTAGTGTCAAGGGCCTTTTTAGAAGTAAGTCTTAAACTTTTGTCTAATGCCACTCGATAGCCGTCTACATATGCAACTGAAGGGTCAAGTGTGACGGTAAAGTTTTCACGAGCGTCTTCAATTGCGGCGCGTTTTAATTCTGTAGTAGAAATATTATAGCCAATTTGGTCCAATTCATCGGCACTGTATGACCCGTGTATATATGCAAGTTCACTTACACGACCGCCGCCAGAAACTGAAGCAGTACCATTTGTGCCGTCTCCAGGAGATTTATTTGCAACAAATTCAGACCCAACAACTGCTGGTGATGCCGCCCCCAAGGCAACCCAATCTGTAAGAGGCGCGGTTGTGCTGCCAAGATCTTGGATGCGATAACGACGGCCAACTACTATGCAATCAACGGGCAAATTGTCTCCGTCAAAAGTTTCGCGAATGCCTATTGTAAATGGATTTACTGTATAGTTTCCAGACTCTTCACTTGTGCGCTTTGCGAGTATATCAATAATTTCAGTATATTCTGCAGTTTCAACAATTTCAACTGGACGAGATGCGTTGATTACAAGTAGTTTTATATATGAGTTTAGACTCGTTTCATAACTTTCAGCACTGATCCAATTAAGTGTGAGATCAATTGTATACCGATCAGCACCAGGCGCGCTATAGTTTGGTGTGCCATTTGCATTATCAAGCAGACTGGCATCATCAAAATAGGTTATAACCTCTTCATCAATTTTCAGCACTGCATATCCAGTGAGTGGTGTGTCGCTTGCAACCTTATCAATAAAAAGAGTTTGACGAGGTACAGCAACAAAACTACCTTTTGTATAAAACACGCCCTCTTCGCAAACAATCCCAGAAGCAAAGCCATCATCAACATAGGTCACAGTATTAACTGCTGGTAACTGACTTTCGGAAAGTGTAGAGTCATCTGAGCGAAGTATAAGCTTAAAGCCATTTGATATCTCGCCACCTAAAAAGGTAGTTTCTCCATTTTCACCGCTGTTTATATAGTTAAAATAAAATGTATAAATTGAATTTTCTACTTTACGATAACCAAGGATTTCTCCACGCAATTCGTTGTTCGTGTAAACAACTATTTTTGCACTTTCTGCAATTTGAGCATATGTGAGTGCAGTGCCAGCAACACTTGAAGATCCTGTAGAAAGATCAAGTGTAATTGAATATAATTCTGGTAAAAATGAAGTGCCACCACCAACTACAGCAGTGTCAGCTTTCCAAACACTGCTGCCCAAACGATTGATTTGATCTTGAAGCGCACTCTGTAATTGATTGAGCTCTCTTACCTGTACACTATAGCCAGGCTTGAATAAGATTTTCAAATAATTTTTGCTATCATTTCCTGATGAAATATAATCATCATGATAGGTTGTGTCGTATGATGTAATTGACATTAGAATTGAATAATAATCTTAATTTCTTCGGTTTGACCACTTTGGCGATTGATTGGCTTGCGATTTTCAGTGAATATAACATCACCGCTTCCTGTTATATATTCATTGTTATGAACAGAAGTATATTGTACTGTCATCCCCTTTGAATCGGTTATGCTTCCAATGCTGGGAATGTCTCCATAGCCCGTAGTAGAGTTTTGATGAAAATATAATCTACGAGAAGATCCACTTTCATTTTCAACTACTACATATGAGTCAAAATATGCAGTTATCCCAGTAGTTCCAAATGTTATTTTATCACCAACAGAAATTGATGAAGATGGAGTAGATGCCAGTGTGAGATAACGAGCAGCGGCAAGAGAATCTGGACTCGCACTTTCATCATATTGAACACCCTTTAGCACTGAAATTTGACGATATGGAATATAAAATCCATCATTTGAAATGTCATCTGCGGCATCAATTGCGATGCCAATAAACCATGATGGCAAAACACGAGATGGTTCATGAGCAAATCCACGAATAGGAGCAATATGAGGAACTATAATTGCGCCAGATCCAGTTGAATCTATTTTAAAATAACCACCAACTATCTTTTTTGATGTTGATGCATTAAAAGACCAGTTTCCAGGCAATAAAACTTCAAGAATCGAACCAGTTGGTGCGTTTATATCCGCGACTACTGGACAATCAATTTCTGTGCTAGTTCCATTTGAATATTGCGCCACAAAAGTGACTTCATTTAGTGAACCATAACCGGAACCGCCATCAAGCACACTAAACCCATATAAGAGACCTCCTCCATCATTTTCAACTAGCGGCTGAATTGCTTCAGAAATAACACCAGAAGTTATGTTGATAAATTGATCCGTAATTAGCTTAGACAGAGCAGTAGAAATATTGTCTACGAGTATCCAAACATAACCATCTCCAGCATATGTTGTTGCACGATAGTCCGTTACAACAGGAATTCCAGCAGTTTTACCTTGTCCGCGTTGAAGACACAGATAGATTCTACCACTTACAACTGCATAACAGGGGTTTATTTCATCTCCACCTTCAAGTATACTTGGATAAAAGCAATCTGGATCATATGGGTTGTATGCTTTATAATATGCCTCACTTTTCCATTTTATATGAGGAATTACCAATTCAGCATGTGTCTCATTAATTTTTAAAAGAGTCACAAGATTTGATTTTATATCAAGGGAGTCTCCCTCTATTCCGAGAGATGCTGGAATGTCTCCAGGAAGTAAAGCTTCCTCATCAACTGTCCATTTTTCAGATTTTCCTAACCCAACATAATAATTTGAGTCTGCAGATGCAATGTCATTTAAAAAGAATTGTGCATTATTTCTGCGAAAAGAGTCTGTTACGATTGCTGCCATATTGTGTTTTATTTAATGTATTTATAAAATTTTTAAAACGATTTGCACTAATGTTTAAAATACCATAAATGCAAATCCATTTGTATTTTCTAAAGTATTACCATCAGGAGAGTGAATTACAATATAAAAATGTGTAGTGGTTTTATTTGTTGCTAGTGCTACTGCTTCATTTCCTTTCATGCTATATCTAGCACCAGACCCTTCTCCATCATACCAGTTATCTCCATCATATGTAGCGGATGTAATATCAATATCTAGGTTAATATTAGCAACAACTGCATATCTATTGTTGGTCATAGCATTACTAAATGTAATTTTATATACACCTTTTTCTATCCATGTAATACTGGATACGTTGTTTAGATTTGACCACTCAAAAGATGCGGATGGGTTAGTGGTAGAGTTGTTACCACTCCAAGAAATAGCACCTGATGCTTTTAATCCATTGCCCGCACTAGTCGCATAGGCTACATTAAAATTACTGGGGTTGTATGTGTTTGTGCTAATACCATCATTTGTGCCCCATAACCAAGTTGGTTGTCCAGATTGACTGCTATAAGAAAATGTCATTGCTGTTCCATTAGCACCGCCAGATGCAAGAGTGCTTGCCTTTGCGGCAAGTGTAGATGTTGCAGAGTTTCCAGTAAATGATCCACTAAACGATCCGCTAAATGTAGTTGCGGTAATTGTGCCATTGACATCAAGTGCTGTGGCTGGATTGCTTTTACCAATTCCAACACGTCCATCATTTAAAATTGTTATTCGTGTGTCAGTTGCAATATCATTTGAACGACTTGAAATTTTAAATGCGTCGGAATCAGAGTTGTCTATTCCAGCTGACCATCCCGCAACTCCTTTAATGTTCCATGACATTATAGGATCTCCGCTGTTTTCTCCATTTGTAATGGCGGCTATAACTGCATTATTATTACTTGAAGTTCCAGAGTTATACACACAAATTCCGTTTTTATCGGGGTCATTTGTTGTAGTACGAGCAATCACCTCTATTGGTGATGCTGGTGTTGAAACTCCTACGCCAAATGCACGATCTGTGTGAAGATAATCTTTTGTTAGAGTTAAATTATTTGCCCATGTTACTGGCGCGCCAGGCACACCAGTCACAGCGACACTCATCTCTATTTCACCCGGAGTTGCGTCTGTTGTTAGAGTTATTTTAGCAGCACCGCCATCATTTATGCCCTCAGATCCGGGTGATTTTGCATAAACCCTAGCGCTTCCATTGTAAAAATGACCAGCACGAATATTAAAATGCCCGTCTCCATCATTCCAAGAGATGCGCTTATGAGCTCCACTGTCTAATAAAATTGCACCATTTATGCCATTACACCATAGTGCGCCTGACGTTAAAGATGTTGATGTCGTGTTTGATGAGGTCACAGTGCCAGTAAATGCTGGACTGACTGATGAAATTTTGGCATTGAGTTGTGTTTGAATATCTGCAGTCACACCATCCAAATGCTTAATTTCTTGTGGAGTTATGTCTCCTATATATGTGTCCTCTGGCAAATATATTGTTCCACTAAATTGCGGATTTGTTGCATCTAATTTTGTATCGAGTTCAGTTTGTATAATGCCTGGAACACTTGTAAGCAAATCTGCAAAAGAATTTGCAGCTACTTGTGCAGTGACTTTTTTATTTTTTCCAGTAGCTGTAGTGGGGTCTTCTACATCAATAATTTGTAACAAATCAGAGGCGGTGATTGTTGTACTCAGGTCTAAGCTTGAAATTTTAATTGGCATAAATTTTTTTATATATTGGCTTAGTCAATAAAATCCCATATCTTATTAGCGGAATTGATGAGTTTTATTGAAAATGTTTTTCCGACGGCCACGGCTGCAGAGTTATTGTCATTTATAACAACACCAGATCCTGCAGATAAAGTTATAACTCCGGCATTAGTTGTTCTTCTAAATGTTATAAGTGATCCATTTAGCGTTCCAGTCAATGTGCTCGGTATAACAAACGTTACAGGGTTTGCTCCAGTATATCGGATATATTTAGCAACATCTGTGGATGCAATAGTTCGAGTATTGCTGACTTGATTGCCATATTCTACAACTGGCGCGCCAATAGCCTGAGACACATAGCCTGTTGTAGCAACAGTTTTGTCTCCAGGGCTAGAAAATGATGGAGTCGTTCCAAGTGTAACTGCACCCGAGCTGTCAATTCGCATGCGTTCGACCGGTGTTGCAGCTCCAGGTGCAGTAGTACTAAATATCAATCGTCCAGGCATGTCGTCAAGACTTGGCTCCTTTGTTGCTGTGCCTGTGCT